CCTGATGCATATTTAAATTGAACTGTATAAGATCCACTTGTGCTATTTTTAATAAAATAAAATGCTTCTACATCAATTGGAATTGTTACAATTTTATTTCCTGAAATTGTTTGAGCAGATTCTGCTCCTAAAATAATAGTTCTTGTAGCTAAAGTTGCTCCTGTAGATCCATCTGATACTGATAAAGTAGTAGTATTAGCTCCCGCACCAGCTGCATTTAAAGTTTGAACAACATAGCCACCAGCTATTTGTTCTAAAATATTTAAATTTGTATTAGTTTTTGTTCCCCATGTACCGGCATTTTCACCGGTTGCCATTAATTCTACACCAAGAGGTGTGTATGTTGATGCCATAATTTATCTCCTATGCTGCCACGTCCGTATAGCTTCTTGTTGTTCCTTTAGAAACATCAGAATAACTTCTATCAGTTCCCGTATCTACATTACTATAACTTCTTGTAGTTCCTGTGTCAACATCCATCCATACATTAGTACTAGCAGGGTTAAAAGTCAAGGACATAGAAAGGCCTGTTATACCAATTACTTGATCTGGTAAATCTACAGATCCAATACTAGTGCTAGAAGAAAGACCACTAAATCCAACTACTTGATCTGGTATTTCTGGTATAGATCCTTGAGTAGAAGTGATAGCTATTCCAGTTATAGGAATAGATACCGATCCAGTACCTAAAATAGTGCCTAAACTAGACTCCATTTCAAAGCCCGTTAATGCAGCTGCATCATTAGGAACTGTTACAGAACCTAATGTAGTGCTTAAACCAAAACCTGTAGGTTGAACTACAACTTCATTAATGAATACTGGAGTACCCATTTCAGAAGTTATTTGATAACCTGTTACTGATACATCTTCATTAGGAGCTACAGCTGTTCCTTGTAAAGGAGTTATTTGTAATCCTGTTAGACCCATTACTTGATCTGCAGGATCAATAACACCTACTGCTGAACCAAAAGATATACCTGTAGGTATTACATCAACATCAACTTTAGGAGTAATATATCCTTGAGTGGAATTAATTAAAAAGTTAGCTGTTTCTAAAGAAACACTTCCAACAACTGTTGGAGTTCCTAATGTAGAACTAAATGAAATTCCAGTTGGAATAGTAGTGACATCTATTGCAACTGTTACAGATGCATTAAAACTAGATGTTATTTGAAGACCCGTTAATTCTTGAGTTACGTTTCCATCAGTACCCCAATAAGAAGCACCCCATGATAATCTTCCCCAACCTTGATCATAAGTATCTGCATCTCCCCAATTAGCTTGGTTCCATGCCGTATGTCCCCAACCTTGAAGAATATTTTGATCTACATCACCACCAGTATTCCATGCACCTTCACCCCATAAGGCATTCTTGCCCCATGAGCTAGGGTTAAGTATGGCCTGTAGACCCGTTACCGATACTGTAACGTCAGCCATTTTTTACTCCTATGCTAATCTTATAATAGCGTTTGATGAATCGTTAGCTGGGAATTGAATTGTAAAAGTTCCGGAAGTTGCTGTTTTATCAGATCCAAATGCAATTGCACATACAGCATCAGTAGTACTTGTACTTGTTCCAGTAGTTGTGTTGTAAATCAACGCACCGTTAGCTGTAAAAGAAGCAGTAGTCCAAGATACATCAGTAAAATCTGTAAACGCAGTTGTAGAAGTTAAACCTACTCCAGTATTTGTTAAAGCTTTTCCGCCTGCTGTATATGCAGTTCCTGAAGTATTTGTAATTTCTTCAGAAGTAGAATAATCAGTTGTAGAAGCACCTAAAGTAGCACTACTATCAAACAAAGCAATTTTAAAAGAGTCACCACTTGATGAACTAAAGTTATGCTTTCCTTGTAATAGTTCTTGTTTAAAACTTGAACAAATCGCCGATGTTATTGCCATAATTTATATCTCCTTATGGAGAGGGAGACGGTATTGGTATACGAATAGTTCCATCCGTATAATCATCTCGTCTTCTTCTCCCAATTTGCTCTGCAGCAAATTTAGTTAATACATTATTATACTTTTGCTCATACATTGTCAACATGTCTATAGGGCCTTTTAGAAAAGAAAAGGCTTCTACTAAACACGCATATAATAAGCCATTTCCAAAGTTTTGACTAATATATGTTCCACTAGTAGCAGTCACTAAACTAGTAGGCATGGCATTATAATGAACCTGAAATGTAAAAGTAGCACTTGGAACAGGAGCCACCATATAAGTACCTGATGTTGTATCTGTAGTACCAGTAGCACCTCCAAATTGAGCATAATATTTAGGAGTTCCTGTGGATGTATTAGCTCCTATGTATTCATTTAAATAAGTTTGATCTTTTTTCTCTAACCAAGAATTAGCTCCTGAAATAGTAGTACCATCTGTACTTGTATAAACTTGAATTCCTCTAGTAAATAAACATCCTGCTGGACAGTTTATAGTTTGTTGTCCTGTGACAAATCTGTTTTTTGCTTGTTTTCTATCTGCGTCAATTGGTACATCTCTCATTATTCTATATTCAGCTTGTTCTATTATTTCATTTAATATAGCTGCTGTTAAAACATTACTATCTGTTTCTGTCCAATTTCTAATTGCTGTAACTAAATTTGCGTAATTATATCCTGCCATATTATGGTCTCTGGTTTACGGGTCCACCGAAAACCATTGTGCCTCCTCCACGTTGTGAACTTCCAGCTGTTGCTGCTAATTCAAAAGTATATTTGTTGCTAACAGTAATTGTAGCAGGAACTCCTGCGTTTGCAATTGTTTCATCTACAGGTGTAATAATAAAAGAACCATACACTTTAGCTCCACTACTATGTGTAGTAGCTGTAGTGGTTAATGGAGTTTTTCCATAAGAAGGAGCAGCTGTTCCTCTTGTACATCCTGTTAAATTATTTCCTGATACTCCAGTATATTTTATAGTTTCACTTATGTCTTCACCATATGTAGCTGAAGTACTATCTGTATCAATTTTTTCAATTACAATATATCCTGTACTATTAGGAAAATTAGTTGCACTTGTTAATCCAATTGTAGTAGCTGAATCTGTTATATCTCCTGATAAAGTAGTATCTAATTCAAATCTTTCAATTGATACACCTCCAACTATATCTTTTACTTGTGTAAATCTAACAGCATCTCCTGCAGATCTTCCATGATCTTCTTCGTAAACTGTAATTGTTGCATCTGACGCAACAGCACTAAAAGGATCATCATCTAAAATAGTAGGTGTAGGAAAAGGTGCTCTTGAAGGTCTAACATGTTGCAATCCTTGTGGATCAGCAATAATGGGTCGTGGACTAATTTGTGGTTGTTTAGGTTCATATTCTGAATAATGAACCCATGCACCTGTCCATTCTTTAACCATTTCTAAATATGGAAATTGCATTCCACTTCTGTCTGAAATTGCTAGTGCGTATTTTCCTCCTGCAAATTTAGCCATTATATACTCGGAAAGTAAGTTTTAGGGGTTATATAACTACTAGATGGTGAACCATCTTCAGATAAAGCTCTGGCTAATTCATCTTCATAAAGTAGTTTTAAATTCTGTGTAAGTTCTGGGTTATATTTTTGACTTAAATAAAAAGCTAATCCTGATGACATACATGGAACAAATCGATATGGAACGTCTGTTGCATTAGTATAGTCTCCTGCATCTTCAATTCTTTTAACAAAATAAATATGAGCATAATTAGATGCTGCTGTTGAATTGGGTGTTGGATAAAAAGTTACTGTAGTTTTATCTATAAATCTTTGAACCCAAAATTGATTAGGAGTTCCTTTTGATAATTTATTAGCTAAAGCTGAATAAGTTGATCTATCAACTTTAGTCATTGATGAATCTGATTCAGAAGTTGTATTATAATTTTGTCTATATGTACACTCTAATACATCAGATAAACCATATGTGGATGTATCTGTTGTACCACCTGCTGTTGTTGAACTTGTACCGTCTCCTGTTGCTCTGTAAAAAGTATAAGTAGCTTGACCTTCAACAAAATCTATATTGGTATCACCTACTTCCCAAAAATGAATACCTCTATTTCCCCATTCTTGGAATAAAATATTAAGTGACCTTCTAGCTGTTTTTAATTGATAGCCAGAAGTACCTTGCATACCAATACGTTCGTATGCTTCTTCAATAATTTCATCAATAGCAAATGTTTTGTCGAACGTTACTGTTCCGGAAGTAGTATTAGCCATTTAGCCTCCTATCCGTAAATAACTGTAACTCTGTCTACATTCGCTAATGTTGCATAACCACTACTTTCACATCTAATTCCATCTCCTGGAATTTCGATATAGTAAGGAATTTCTTGACCTGCACTATTTGCACCTAATGGTGTATCAAATACTGCTACACTTGTTCCTGAAGCACCACCGTCTTTTATAGTGATAGTTCCAGCAGTTGTATCTGAAACATAATAAATTCCTAAAATTCTACAAGCTCCTGCAAAAATTGCGCCTGAAGAAGTTAATCTAGTAGTTTTTACATTACTTACATATGTACCCATATTTTTCTCCTAATTTGTGAGCTCCCGAAGGAGCTCACATTATTATATTACGCTGTGTCCGAAGTACTAGAAATTCCAAAAAATTTCAATTTTAAAGTGACACCCGTAGATCCTGGGTCTCCACTTACAACGACTTCGACTTCATCAGGTGTTGAGCTTGTTGCAACAACA